TTATCCACGCCAAAATCACCCACAAAGCTGAACAGCCAAATCACCCAAAACCAAAAAAACCCGCGTCCTAACCCCGCCCCCAACGACTTTCTCCACAACCTCAACAAAAGCCACCTGATCCGAAACAACCAAGAATTTAGCAACGCATGCACCATCTGACAATTCCAACAGATCCGCAACTGCCACAAGCGGTTTGTCTCCAAAAACCTCGTCAAACATGCTCAAAACATCCGAAACAACGAAGACTCTATCAACTTCAGCCTGCTCCGCCAAGCCAGCTGCGTCCATCACATATTTGACTATGCCACCAACCGTAACCTCAACTACTTCTGAAAAAGAAGTCAAATCCGAAATCTGAAAGAACCCACAACGCAAAATAGCGTCAGAAACACAAAAGGAATCAGAAATAGCCAAAGTCTTGCCGCGCAAGATAACATCGCCTAAACACAAAGAATCAGCGACCTCTTTCAACATCTGCGCCGTACAATAATTGTGGTAAACTGCAGGTGCATTATTTGTCCATACATAGTCTATTTTGCCGTTGACAGTTGTCCTAGAAACATTTGGGTAACTGTTGTCACCCGTAGAATAGACAGTTTGTTCGCTACCCCAAGTGGAGCCGCTATCTGTTGATTCTCTGTAGTAAAGACTCCTGTTCGGTGATGTTCCCCTCAGATAATAGACTCTGATTTGAGCGTTGCTGACAACCATGATTGAGTGGAAATACTGATGGTTAATTGCAGACTGCACTAACGTGGCAGCATCCCACGTTGAAACGTCACTTGCGTTTGCAGATTTTCTGAAATAGAGGTCAAGCCCGGAGATGCAATATGTGATTATGATTTTGTTGTTCGGCAAAACGTGAACGTTGACAGTGTAGCAGGTTGCATGCGAGACGGTGTATACTGTGCCAACGGTCCATGATGTTCCCCCATTATAGTTGATTTTTGCTCCTTTACCATCTGAAAGCGTTGTTGGGTTTCCCGCAACGATGAATAGGTTGTTGGATGAGTCCTTCATGATGGAAACTTCGTTGCCCGTGCCCATGCCGGAGAGTACAGTCGACGTCCAACTGTCTCCGCTTTCATCCGTACAACGATACCAAATGGGTTCAGAAGATGCTCTGCGAACAGCCATGTGATAGTAATTGTTGCCGTCAACAACTATGTCTGGATTTTTGATTGTTTGTCCGGCATCAACCACTTTTTCGGAACCCCAACTCCAAGTCCAAGATGTCCCTTTTGTAACGGTGGCTTTTTTGAATTTTGGGGTGGAATTGTCACCGTAGACGCATACTAAGTTATCGTTACTGTCTTTGTCTACGGAGGGGTGTTGCGTTTGGCTAACGATGTCTTGGCTGCTCCAACTTTGTCCATCATTATAGCTGTAATAATGCGTTGCAGCGCCTGTCCTCACTATACAGACATGAATGGTGCCATCTGATGTCCGCAGAACTTTTTTTTGCCACGTAAGATAAGTGTTTGCTCCTGCAGCAGTTGTGACTGTATTCGGGTCTAGGCTGAACGTTTTTGGTATGTCAACTTCAAGAATTTTGTTCGCTGCGTCCCATCGGCAGGCGTTACCTATCGCATTTTTGATATCTGACCAATCGAAACCAACACCATGCAGGACACCTGCTTCCTCATTAAATTCGCCGTTCCAGAAGCAGTTACCGTTGACGAAATGGTTTGCAGCTTTTAACGGTATTTTCAGCGTTATTGCTTGCGTTAATGAACCTTCGATTTTCACTTTGACTTTGTTCTCAAAAATGTTGAAATAAAAACCGATTCTGATATCTGCTTTAATTGAGGTATCTGAGGCTTTGTACGCGTAGCGAAAAGCAATCAAGTCTTGCTCTGTATCTTGCCAAAGCTGAGCTTCTAACGTTAAACCTTTTATGGTTTCAGGCGGACTAAGGCTGAAGGTTTCTCCGTTTTCGCCGATTACTTCTATTTCGCCTGTGTCTAGGTGAAAAATGTGAGTGAAAGGAGATTCGTGGATGATGGTCGTGCCCAAGATGGTCTTGACTAACTTAATCTTCGTGATGTCATTGTAAACACGCTCTAGAACCACGGCGAATCGCTTCCTAGCTGAACGTTATCTTAAGGCTCAAAGTCCACGTTTAGCGTCACTAGGTTAGTTCCAAGTGATTTCGCCTGAGGCCTTTGTGCCTTTGCTTTCGACTTTGCGATTCAAGTTTTTGCCACTGTCATCGGCAGCATTGACGACTGTGAATTCTTCCCATGCGTGGTTGCCTTCGGCTGAACCGAAAGTTGCTCGCCACTCTGCAGTTTGGGCACTTCTTTGTGGATATCCCGTGTCCATTGCTTTGAATGTTTTAGTTGCTCCTTGTAGACCTGTTTGTGTAGCATCTGCTGCCGCGTTCGAGTTTCCAACTCCGAGACGACAGTTTGTGTTGTCCCATTTCGTAGGCGTGCCCAATCCACATATTATGTCAATAAGTTCGGCGAGTCCTTCGTTTAGGCCTAGATTGCCCTGAAAGACTTCGGTGCTAAGAAAACTTTCGCCAGCCAACGCTATTGCTTCTTCGATGTTTATGCCTTTGCTTAAGGCTTCAGCGATCAAGTTGCTTGATTCTTTGAACTTGTCTATTCTCCATTCAGTTTTGAACCCTATTTTTTCTTTTACTTCCATTTTTCATTCTTTTTCTCCCCCGCTTGCAACCAGCGATCTTGAACAACCAGCACTTGCTGAAGGACAGCGAACAACCGCTATCCAGCCAACCTCAACTTCAAAAAAAACACGAACCACAACAACATTCGCGTGAGTTTTGAAAAGCTTCTTACCCTCAGCTCTTGCAATTGCCAGCACGTCGCCTACATCCTTAAACTTGCCCTTATCGTCACGAATGATCAGGGCCTTGTCAAGCGTCGTTTCGGTTGACCTCCCTCAGAGTTCCATCAGCATTCCACGAAAAGCTGAGTGTGAAAAGTAGTGTCATGATTTCGTAAGCCTTCAACGTAGCCAGAGTGCCTTCTGGGTTCCAAGCGAATTCCACTTTTGTCAATTTCTTGCCTGAGGGCGGTGCCATGAGATCAGACAGTGCGCTGTGAATGGCTTTGAACGATTCCTCGTACCTTCCATAAGGGATACTCATCCAATCATCCTCGCTATTTTATGCCTACTCAAATGGTCAGTCTTGCTACGTAGAGCATATAGGTAATCAGCCAAAAGTGGCTGCTCACGTCCAAGCTCCAAACTGATTTCCAGCGTTTGCGTTTTGGCATCAACATGGTACTCAACGCTTAGAATGCGAAAGTCTGCATCCACATTTTCGTTTGGTAACGTCACATGGATTTTGTCGCCTGGCAAAAGAGGATCATTGCCATAGTCTATGACTGTGCTCCTCAGTGTGAGGTATTCTGCTGGGCTTTTCAAGTTGTTGAGAATCGCTTTGGCTCTTAAGAGGCATTCGTTGTCACTGTAAAGCTCCTCGTCAACCTCGACGAATTCCCTTAAGCCATAAACTGACTGGCTTGCCGAATCTTCTTGAGTGCTGCTGTATCTGCGTCCGCCAAAGAACAAACCGTCAACCCAAAAACTGCCCGTGCCAGTGCCCGTAAACCAACAGTCAAAACGAACCTTCTTTATTTGGGTCCAATCAAAGCCGCTCTCAACATCCCAAACATCAGCATTATCGGCGCCAATCTTAACCTGTTTCTGGAACCACTCATCTGCTCCAATGTTGAAGAAGTTGGAAGCGCTTTTTTCAGCTGTATCGAAGAGTATTAGGTTAATGTTTCCGTTAAAACTGCTTTCTCGCCTAATGAAGAAATTCAGAGCAGGATAAAGGTTGGCATTCACTTCTTTGCCGTTGTTCAGCGTTAGCATACTTGCTGCATAGTAAAGGTTTGCAGCGTAGGTTTTGATGCTTCCGCTGCCTTTTTTCTTCGTTGCTGTGTCAAAACTCACGTTGCCCGAAACACCACTCCACGAGCCATCTTGAGGCGTTAGGCTTTCAGTCCATGCATCCTTATCCAGAGGAATGCTTTTGTCGCTAACCCCGTAGACTGTAATTTTGTTTCTTATCCTGTGAATGTCTATGCGGTATTCGCTCACTTCGATTTCTTCGCTGAGGCTTACTGGTGAAACCTTGCTATTTCTGGGGAAAAACTCGAACCTGGCGTCTGGTGCGACGCGAAAATCAAAACCTATGACGCCAGACTTGTCGGCACTTTCAGCAACATTCTTAAGAACATCGAAGACAGGCGTGTTGTCATACTCCAATTTCGTGTAAGTGGTATCAGTGTCTTCTACGAGTTCTGTTGACTCTCGCACATGGCTTAAACCAACAAAATTGTCAAGCAAATCCTTGACTATTTCCTCGCCCTTCTTGTTCTCATAAGTTTTTGTTACAACTCTGCGAAAGAGACGTTCTCCCCAGCACCTGCCGCTAACACCAATGTAGTTTTCAGTTGGTGTAGATTCGCATTTGACACTTTCAACATGGCATGTTATGATTTGCGGAACGTTTGAGCCCCTGCCAAGGTCTATATGTCCGTCCACGCCAACGTTTATGGGATGGGTTCCGTTAGGGCTGTATTTCTTGTCCCAGTTCTGAAGCAAAACATCAAAACTACTCACCTCTGCGGTGCAACCTAGGTGGACACGCAAGTCTATGACATCGCCTTGAGGCGGAGTAACGCCGCCAAAAGCAAGAGCAACTTTGGGGATTTCAACACTCATGGCTATTCAACACCTCGCCTGAAATACTCTTCTTCTCCAGCTCTGCGAATACTACGAGTATACGAGGGCATTTCAGCAGCCGCCTCATTAAAGCCCTGAACACTGACAGTCGCAGCATTCATTTGCGAAGCAAAATACCACATGGCAGCAGCAGCCCCAACAATAACTGCTATGCCAACCCCAGTCAAAGCCAGAAAAGTGGCATAACTCACGTTCAAAGAGTTTTGGGCTGTTGTAGCAATCCAACAGGCAGCAGCATAGACTTTTTGGGCTACGGCGACGCCCCAGCTTGTCCTCATGAACATGCCCATTATCGTGACAACCATCATGGCAGAATTGAAAACCCGAGCTTGCTCGTCACTAAGTAAGCCAAATTCATGTGCAATATGTCCAATAGCAGTGCCCGTTGCACCCAAGCCAGCAATTGCCGCACCCAAAGATTTTATCCGCACAGACAAGCCTTCAGCATCAGACTGAATCTTCGCAAACTCGTTGCTTGCACGATTGACAGCACGAATTGTCACAGCTATTTCCCTGAAACTCAAGTCAAACCAGCCTCCACTCTAGCCGCATCAATGGCCTCACAAACCATCTGCTCAAGCCTCGAAAGATGCTCCTGAACCGCAGGAAAAAGGTAAGGTCTAGCCCTCATCTGTCTCGTGCCAAACTCCACAAACAACGCATAAGTAGCCTCCGAACCTATCTCAGCCACCCACTCGCTAATCTCCGCATAAATCGAATCTCTCAAATGCCCAGTTCTTACAGGAACAAGCTGTCTAGCTAAGGCTTTAACGGCTTCAGCCCAGCTTGCCAACTGCGTCTGCACGTGGTTTTGCACGCCAGAAT